GGATCTATACCCAATATAATCTAAGTACAACAACAACCCGACCTTCAAATAAATTTGGAGGTATAAATTTTGCAGCATTAAACAAAGACAATGGAGAAAGAGAATGTTTTATACCCCGCAATGATTTTTTCCTTGAAATGGATATTAGCGCTTATCATCCTACTCTTTTGGCCAATTTACTTGATTATACTTTTTCTAGCGATGACATTCATCAAAGTTTTGCTGAAATGTATGGAGTGGACTATCCCAAAGCAAAAGAGATAACATTTAAACAAATGTATGGAGGGATATGGGACGAATATAAAAACCTTCCATTTTTTCAGAAGGTACAAGCATATGTAGATGATTTATGGGATACCTTTAACTATCAAGGATATATTGAATGCCCCATTTCAAAACACATATATAAAAGAGATCAATTGGAGAATATGAATCCACAGAAGCTTTTAAATTATGTTTTACAAAACTTGGAGACCGCAAATAATGTTCTTATACTATGGGATATTCTTAAAATGTTAAGAGAAAAGAATACCAAAATGGTACTCTACGTTTATGATTCGTTTCTGTTTGACGTTGACAAAAATGAAAAAGATACATTGAAGGAAATATTAGATATATTTGCAAAATATAAATTACAAGTTAAATTTAAAAAAGGAAACACTTACAATTTTAATTAAAAAAAGTTATGTACAACTCAATTTTGGAACACCCCACCGATATGTATCACCAGTATGATTTTGATGCAATTGATCTCTTTTCAATGAATAATAGACTGTTCTGTACTTTTACACCACTTGATGGGTTAGATACCTTAGTTTCTGAGTTAACCAAGAAGTACGATATACTGTATAATAAAATGTTTGTGTTACATGTTAAAAGTAACAATGAATATGCTATCACTTACAATATTGACCAAGGAAATGTAGATAGCATCCCAGAAAATACTATTTTAGTACATAGAAAAAAAGAAACAAATTCTTTATATACAATCAATGCTCTAAACGAACTTATCAAAAGTCTAAATGGTGGAGTAGTTGACACACGATTTGCTATAAATTGGCAACACTACAAAAATTGCATCCTACTTACACAACACAATGAGCTAAAACAGCTTAACACAAGAATTTTTAGGATAGTTGAACTCTAATTTGGAGTATTAAATAAAGGTTATTATATTTAAGTTGTAATTAATAAAAACAAGTTATATGGATTTAAGTCTGATTAAAAACAAACTAAACGCCTTACAAACAAGCGGGCAAAAGAAAGAAAAGGTTGATTATTCCTTAACACAGTGGAAGCCCAGAGCAGAAGGCAAGTATCAAATTCGAATTGTTCCTTCAAAATTCGACAAGAATAACCCATTTAAAGAAGTACATCTTCACTATGGTTTATCTAAATTCCCTATCTATGCATTAACAAATTGGGGTGAAAAAGATCCAATTGTTGAATTTGCAAAACAACTACGTGGTACAAACGATCGTACCAATTGGCAATTAGCCAAAAAATTAGATCCTAAAATGCGTATCTTTGCTCCTATCATTGTTCGTGGTGAAGAAGATAAAGGTGTTCGTTTATGGGAATTTGGTAAAGAAACATACATGCAACTTTTAGCACTAGCTGAAGATGAGGACTATGGTGATTTTACAGACATCAATGAAGGATTTGACTTTACATTAGAAGCAGTAATGGGTGATGTTGGTGGACGCCAAGCTTTAAAATCATCTATCCGACCAAAGCGCAAAACATCTACACTATCAGATGATGCTTCTCAAATTGAATATTGGCTTGATAACCAACCTAATATTCTTGAAATGCAAGAAAGGTATAAAAAATCATTTGAAGATTTAAAATCAATTCTACAAAATTTCTTGGATCCTGAAGAGGATGAAGTTGTAAATGAGGTTGAAGAAACAGTAACTGTTGAAGCAGAACTACAAGAAGAACCAAAATCAAACTACAGCCTATCTACCAAAAAACAAGCAACAAAACCAGTAGACAAGTTTGATGCTTTGTTTGATGATGAGGATGATGATATGCCGTTTTAATATTAAAAATAAGTTATGGCCGGAAGAAAATCACTAACTGCGGCGGCTGGAAAAGCAATCCAGACCGCCTTTAGTTTAGACAAATTTAAAGAAAATAAAGGTTTATCATCTAATGTTAAATTTAAAGAACAAAGATGGATTCCTTTCTCAGCAGCATTGCAAGAAGCACTGTCTATTCCTGGAATTCCAATGGGTCATATTGCTATGGTCCGTGGAAAAAGTAATACTGGAAAATCCACTATGACCATTGAAACAGCAGTAAATGCTCAAAAAATGGGTGTATTGCCTGTATTGATCATCACAGAGATGAAACATGATTGGAACCATTGGAAAACAATGGGGTTTGATATTGAAGACGTAGTGGACGAATCAACTGGTGAAATTATTGACCAAACCGGATTCTTTATCTATAGAGATAGAAGTACTCTAAATTCAATTGAGGATATTGCTACTTTCATCATTGATCTATTAACAGAACAAAAGAAAGGTAACCTACCATATGACCTACTATTTGTATGGGATTCAGTTGGTTCAATTGCATGTGATATGAGCATTGAAAAAGGTTCAAACAACCCAATGTGGAACGCAGGAGCCATTGCAACTCAATTTGGAAACTTTATCAATCAACAGATTGTAATGTCTCGTAAGGAAAGCTCAAAATACACGAATACCTTGTTTATTGTGAACAAAGTAGGTGTTGCTCCTGCTCTAACTCCCATGTCACAACCTAAAATGACAAACAAAGGTGGAGATACATTCTATTATGATGCATCATTATGTTTAACATTTGGAAATGTTACTAATGCTGGTACTTCAAAATTATCTGCTACAAAAGATAAAAAGAAAGTTGAATTTGCATTACGCACTAAAATTGCATGTGATAAAAACCATATTAATGGAGTAGCAACTACAGGAACAATTGTAAGTACAGCACATGGTTTCATCCCAGACTCACCAACTGCTATCGACAAGTATAAAAAAGCACATGCTAGCGAATGGGCAGACATTTTAGGTAAAGGAGAATATAAAGTCATCGAGGATAACTCAGAATGGGATGAAAAAGGTGATATTTCCGATATGTTCGAACCTGAAGATTTACAATAAATAAAAGTTATATGAAAAAAGATCTATTAAAGCTTTTGGACAATGTTCAAGAGAATGATGTTGAGACTCCTCAACCCGAAAGATATATGTTAGTTGATGGGCTAAATTTATTTTTTAGAAATTTTAGTATCATCAACGCAGTAAACTCAAATGGAGCACACATTGGAGGTTTAGGAGGATTTTTTAGATCTTTAGGAGCTCTAACTCGTCATATACAACCAACACAAGTTATAGTTGTATTTGACGGAGTTGGATCTTCCAATACTAGAAAAAACATTATCCCGGAGTATAAATCTAATCGAAATATTACTCGGGTAACTAAACATGAACTATTTGATAACATTGATGAAGAGGATGATGCGAAAGTAAGTCAAATTATTCGAATTATTGAATATCTTCAAACTCTTCCCGTTAAAGTTATTTCTTTAAATAACGCTGAAGCGGACGATATTATAGCTCATTTAAGTCAAGTATTACCTCAAAAAGAAGATGAAAAAGTATTTATAGTTTCTAGTGATAAAGATTATCTTCAACTGGTAGATAAACAAGTAATCGTGTATAGGCCAATTGAAAAGGAATTTTTCACAGAGTCTGTTGTAAAAGAAAAATTCGGTTTAGATCCACACAATTTTATCCTAATGAAAACACTTCTTGGAGACGCTTCAGATGCTCTTCCAGGAATTAAAGGATTAGGTGCTAAAACATTATTTAAGAAATTCCCAGAACTAGCAACAGAACATTTAACATTTGAAGACATATTAGATATAAGCGAAAAACGAATAAATGAACATGTAGTTTATGCTAGAGTGTTACATGATGTTGAAATGTTAGAAAATAAATACAAAATTATGGATTTATCTAATCCTATGATAACGGATGAAGATAAAGAATACATTAGTGAATTTATTCAACCTTGGGAACTTAAACTTAATGCTAAAGAATTCATCCGAATGTATAATGAGGATCAATTAGGCGGATTAATTCGAAATGTAGAATTTTGGGTTAAAGATATTTTTCAAAACTTGGCTTCCAAGTAAAGGAAAATGACTTTTCCAATTGTTGTTAATATTTATAATAAAACAACATATGGTCATTTATTTAACAACTCATGTTCCTACTGGAAAAAAATATATAGGAAAAGATACGTCAAATAACCCTAATTATTTTGGTAGTGGAACTGAAATTAAACAAATAATTAAAAAAGAAGGTAAAGGTAATTTATTTAAAACTATACTTGAATATTGTACAAATAAAGAAGATTTAGCTAAACGTGAAGAATTTTGGTTGAAAAAATTTGATGTTGAAAACAATCCATTGTTTATGAATAGAACCAATAAAGCATTTGGAAATAGTGGATTAACCGAAGAAACCAAATTAAAAATAAAATTATCTAATTTAGGTAAACCAAAATCACCCGAAGCAAAGAATAACATGAGTAAAGGAAGAACAGGGAAAACCAGAAACCAAACTAAAACTAGATCAGATAAAGGAAAATTAAGAGGCCCAAACCCTAATGTATCTGAAAGCCTTAAAACTAGAAATCGGGAATATGCTTTCAAACCAGTAATCCAATATGACTTAGAAGGAAATCTTATTAGAGAATACAAATCAGCTAAAGAAGCTAAAGACCTTACCAACCTTAAAATCCAAAATACCCTTTTAGGAACTTATAAAACTTGTGGAGGTTATATTTGGAAATACAAAGAATAAATATTATATTTATAGTAAATAAAAGTTATTAACAATTAAAAAATTTAAAGTTTTGACTCTCCACTCAATAGAAGAATATGGACCGCAGTTCCAAATTAAAGTAATCTCTTCACTTTTAACCCATAAAGAGTTTCTTGTTAATATTCATGATATTTTAAGTCATGAATCGTTTGGAAATCAAGCACATCAATGGATTATTAAAGAGATCTTAAGTTATTATGACAAGTATCATTGTCCTCCATCAATGGAAGTATTGAAAGTGGAAATGAAAAAACTCACAAATGATGTTTTAAAATTATCTGTAAAAGAACAGCTTCGAGAAGCATATCAATCCTCAACTGAAGATACAGAGTATGTACAAGAAGAATTTTCTACATTCTGTAAAAATCAACAACTTAAAAAAGCACTCCTAGAATCAGTAGATCTACTTAAAATGGGAGATTACGATACGATTAAATTTAGAATTGAAAGTGCTATTAAAGCAGGACAAGATAAAAACATTGGCCACGAATATAATAAAGATGTTGAATCTAGGTACCGAGAAGATAACAGAAAAACAATAGCTACACCTTGGCCTGAAATTAATGAATTATTACAAGGTGGATTAGGAAATGGTGACTTTGGATTAATATTTGGTAACCCAGGAGGTGGTAAATCTTGGTCATTAGTTGCATTAGGTGGATTTGCAGTACAGATGGGATTCAACGTATTACATTACACTCTAGAATTAGGTGAAGATTATGTTGGTAGACGATATGATGCTTTTTTCACTCATGTTCCTGTAAACTTAATTTTACAAAATAGAGATAAAGTAGAAGAAGTAATACCACAATTGGAAGGTCAACTAATTATCAAAGAGTTTCCAACAGGTAAAGCAACAATTAATACAATTGAATCACATATTAAGAAAATAATATCAATGGGGATCACACCTGATCTAATCATTATAGATTATGTAGATCTTCTTTCATCAAAACGTAAATCCACAGATCGTAAATTTGAAATAGATGATATTTATACTAGCACAAAAGGTTTAGCTCGTGAATTAAATCTCCCAATATGGAGCGTTTCACAAGTTAACCGTGCAGGATCAAAAGATGATGTTATTGAAGGCGATAAAGCTGCAGGTAGTTACGATAAAATGATGATTACGGATGTAGCAATATCTCTTTCAAGGAAAAAAGAAGACAAAGTAAGTAATACAGGTAGGTTTCATATTATGAAAAACAGATACGGGATGGATGGAGTTACTTTCCACTTAAGTGCTGACACGTCTACAGGACATTTTGAAATTACAGACGCTCCAGATCCCGATGATGAACCTAGATCTTCTAGACCTGAACGTAACACTAATTTTGATGACCTAGATAGAAGAATGTTAGCAAATAAATTTTTTGAGTTAAACGCATGATTACAGAGTTACGCCCCCATTACAAACCGTTTGAATATCAAATCGCGTTTGAATTTTATAAAGACCAACATAGAGCCCATTGGTTAGCAGATGAAGTACCACTTTCATCAGACTTAAATGATTGGAAACTTAAATTAACCGAAAGTGAAAAAAATCTAATCGGTAATATTTTAAAATCGTTTGCTCAAACAGAAACGTATGTGAATGATTATTGGTCAACAAAAGTTGCTGTTTGGTTCCCTAAACATGAAATTAAAGCTATGGCTTGTGCATTTGCTGATTTTGAATCAATTCATGCTGAAGCATATGCTCGTTTAAATGAGGAACTTGGTTTGGATGACTTTGAGGCATTCATGGAAGATGAAGAAGCAAAAGCTAAAATCGATCGCCTAGTTGAACTACCTGGAAATACACTACATGAAAAAGCACTTTCATTAGCCATATTCTCAGCATTTACAGAAGGTGTAAATTTGTTCTCTTCATTTGCTATTTTAATGTCGTTTCAATTAAGAAACTTAATGAAAGGAACAGGACAAATTGTAGAGTGGAGTGTTAGAGATGAATCTTTACATTCCAAAGCAGGATGTTGGCTCTACAGAACCCTACTCCAAGAAAACCCAGAGTTAGATACTAAAGAATTAACTCAAGCAATCTATGAAGCATGTGACCTTTCAGTTAAACTAGAGTATGACTTCATAGACAAAGCATTTGAAATGGGTAATATTGAAGGATTAAACAAAGAACAACTTAAAAACTTCATTAAAGAAAGAGCAAACCAAAAACTAGTAGAACTTGGATACTCAGCTATCTATAATGACATTGATCCAAATTTACTTAAGCAAATGGAATGGTTCGGACATTTAACAAGTGGTAAGAGTCATTCCGACTTCTTTAGCACTAGAGTAACAGATTATTCAAAATCAACCGCTGATTGGAGCGATTTATAAAAATATGAGCATACAAGTAGATACAAGTAAATGGGTTAAAGGAAAACACTACCCAGAGTTTATGAACGAGATTTCTCTATCAATGATTTCAAAAGGGTATTTATTACCTGATGAAGATGTTTATGGAGCATTTAAACGCGTTTCAAGAGCAGCAGCTAAACGTTTAAAACGTAAAGATTTGCAACCATTCTTTTACGAAGCAATGGTTAAAAATTGGCTATGTTTAGCTTCACCCGTACTTTCAAATATGGGAACAGAACGTGGGATGCCTATTTCATGTTTTGGAATTGACACAGATGATTCGATTGAAGGAATTGCTCTAACAAACGCTGAATTGATGCGTTTATCTTCTCAAGGTGGAGGAGTTGGAATTGGAGTGTCTCGAATTAGAGGACGTGGTAAAGAAATTTCTGGAAACGGAGTATCTGAAGGGGTAGTCCCATGGTGTAAAATTTATGATTCAACTATTTTAGCCACAAATCAAGGTTCAGTTAGACGCGGAGCTTCTTCCGTTAATTTACACATATCACACCCAGACATTGAAGAATTTTTAATGATTCGTCGGCCAAAAGGTGATGTTAACCGCCAG